TACGTCGTCGGAGAGGTGGTCTGCTCTGGCATCACCAGCACGGCGGAGTTCGCAAGGCGGGTGATCCGCATGCTCGCGGACCACGGGCTGCGGTGGCACCAACTCGGGGAATTCTCCGTGTACGGAGATAACCCCGTGATGAGTCGGTGGGAGATCAAGTCTAACATCGAGATGATGAAGGCCCTGAGCCGAGAACTCGGGGTGAGCTTCAACGGGCTGCGCCCCCGGTGCCTTGATGTGAAGGAGGGCATACAGTCGAAGAAGTCGAGAGAGGCCGGCGTGGCCTATCTCTACGAGCGGATCGCGTCTGGCGCGGTCAGGATCAGCAAGCGGTGCCCACATCTGATCGAGGCCCTGCAGCAGTGGGACAGCACCGAGAAGTCTGAATGGAAGGACGCTGTCGACGCCCTGAGGTACGCGCTCAAGCCGTACATCTTCCAGGGGCCGATCCGTGGAAGCACCAATGTCCGGTTCGCTCGGTAGGGCTGCGACATGGCTGATACCATCGCCCTTCCCATGCCGACGGACGCGCGCGATCTCGCGCGCGTGCAGCACACGCGCCTGCGGAGGCGCATGCTCTACGGGGAGCACGAGGACGACGTCCGGCGGGTCGTCCGTGAGGAGCACGGCCCAACCAAGGCGGCCGTCTGGGGCACCCCTGATCTCAGCGCGAATCCCTACCTGGCCCTCTGGAGCCAGATCGCCGTGCTCCATGCAGCGGAGCCCGAGGTCACCGCGCCCAGGGGCTCCGAGCCCGTCGTCGAGGCAGTCGCCTCGTCTGGCTGGTGGACGCTCGCGCAGCGCGTCGAGCGCGATGCACACGCGCTGCGCGAGATGCTCGTCCGAGTGGACATCGATCCTGAGACGGCGGAGATCCAGGTGCGCCCCGTCTTCCCTGACATGGTCGAGGCCGCCTCGACTCGACGCAAGCCGTCGATCCCCGTCAAGCTCGACGAGTGGGTCGAGGACCCCGTCTACGGTTGGATCCGCTACAGGATCGACGTCTCCGATCCCGCGCTCCCGGCCTACACGGTCGAGAGCCCGGACGGGGCCGAGATCACATCCGAGGTCCTCGGCGGCAGCTTCTCTGGCGCGGCCTACCCCTACGTCGATTCGCAGAGTCGCCCGTACAACCCCTACGTCCTGATCCACGCAGCAGGCACGCCCTGGCTCTGGGATCCCTACACCATGCGGGAAGTCGTAGACGGAAGCCTCCGTCTCTGCGTCTACCTCACGTGGTGGGGGCACGTGATGTACAATGCGTCATACGCCCTTCGTTGGGCGATGAACGCCGAACCTGACGGGGCTGACGTCGTAGATGAGGAGACGGGGCAGACGATCGCCCGGAAGGAGGTCCAGGCGGATCCCGCCGTGCTCCTCAAGCTGCGCCAGATGGATGGCACGAGCGGTCAGCCTCAGGTCGGCCAGTTCTCCTCGCCCATGGACCCAGAGGCGATCCTCCGCTCGATCGCCATGTACGAGCGGAGGATCCTCACGCTGGCCGGGCTCTCCGCCCCCGACGTGACGAGGGCTGAGGCAGACATTCGATCCGGCTACAGCCTCGTGGTCGCCCGTGAGGCGATCCGCGAGGTGCAGAGGCAGCACGAGCCTCAGTTCCGCGCGGCGGATCAGGAGATCCTCGCGACGGCCGCGAAGCTCCTGAACCGCACGACGGGATCCTCCTACAGCGAGGATCCCCGCTCCTACCACGTCGCCTACCAGGGATTGACCCGGACCCCTGCAGAGACGCGGGCCGAGCTGGACAAGATCCAGGCAGAGATCGCGATGGGCGTCGCATCCCCCGTCGACGGCTGGCTCGCGCTGAATCCCGGCTTCTCCCGCGCGCACGCCATCGAGGCGATGCGGCAGACGCGGACCGAGGCCGCCGACGTCGCCGGGATGGCGACGGGTGCAGGCGGAGGCACGGGCGCAGCTCAGGACGCAGCCCTCAATGGGGCGCAGATCCAGGGGATCATCGGGATCCTCCAGGCGCGCAGCACCGGCCTACTCGACGCGCGCGGCGCGATCACGATGGTCCGGCTCGCGGTCCCCACCATCGCCGAGGACGTTGCCACGACCCTGGTCGCGGGCGTGCAGCCTGCGACCTCAGTCACCACCTCTCCGTAGGAGCCCCCATGTCTGACACCCCTGTCGAGATCCCTACTCAGACGGATCAGTCTGAGCAGAAGCCGGGCCCCGTGCCCTATGCTCGCTTCCACGAGCTGACTCAGCGTCACCAGCAGGTCACCGCCGAGCTGGATCGCATGCGCGCGGAGCTCGTCGCGAGGACGGAGCGCGCCTCTCAGGCGGAGTCGCTCGCGAAGCAGCTCTCCGACTTGCAGGCGGCGCACGAGACTGCTGCGGCCTCGTGGAGCGAGGAGCGGACCTTCCTCGGGGTCGGGCTCGCCGATCCCGAGGGTCAGGCGCTCGCCCGCACGCTGCATGGGCTCCTCCCTGCAGAGGGGCGCCCCGACGTCGGGACCTGGCTCCGAGGCCAGATCGAGGGGGGGCAGGTTCACCCCGCCCTCTCCCACTACTTCGGGGGCACGGCCCGCGCCCCCGCCTCCGCCCCTGCTGCTCCGAGCCCCGCTCCGCCGATGCCTCGCCCCTCTGGGGCAGGCGGAACGCAGCCCCCCTCTGCCGCCCCCGTCTACTCCGCTGAGCAGATCCGTGCTCTGCGTGAGGAGGCACAGCGGACGGGGGACTTGAGCAAGCTCAGGGCCGCGATGCCGCACATCAGCGCATCCCTGCAGCGCCCGCACGGGCGCTAGCTGTCGCCGGTAGGGCGACGCAGAAAACCGCGAAGCAGACGCCACCCGGGATCCGGCACCCGACATCGAGCCGACAGGCGGACGCGAGCGAGGACGACCACCCTCCCTCTCTCCATGATCGGGTGCCGAAATGGCCAACGAGATCCTGTACTCTGGCTTGGGCGATCTGCGGACCGCCGAGGCCCTGTCCGCCCAGTACCTCCTCCTGCTCGCAGATCGCCAGGCGATCCCGCAGAACCACCCCGCGCTCGTCTACGCGGGCTCTGTCACCGCGACGGGCTCGGGCGTCCTCAAGGTGCCCCACGTTGGGCTCTTCGGGTATGACCTCCCCAGCTCCGCGTCTGAGGGTGACACCTCAGCCAACACCGCGCTGACCGACGGATCATCCACCGTGACGCCCGCCCGCTACACCAAGGTGTACGAGGCGTCTGACCTCGCGCGCATGACCGACCCGGTCAACGGCTTCATCAAGCCCGAGGTCTTCATGCAGGACGCCATGATCTGGGCGAACCTGAAGCTGACCCAGCTCATCGCCAACCTCGTCGACAACTTCACTATGACCGTCGGGACCTCCGGCGTCGATGCAACCGTGGAGAACTTCCTCCAGGCGATCGACGCGCTCGAAGGGAACAAGGTCGAGCCTCCCTACGTGGCCGTGCTCCACCCCGTCCAGTGGGGCGACATCCGTCGTGACCTGGCTCTCGCCAGCGGTGGGGCCGTCCAGTGGATGCCCGCCTCCGCCGAGGCCGTGATGGCCAAGGGCATCGGCTACCAGGGCAACCTGGCCGGCGTGGACGTCTACACCTGCAGCTACGTCCCGACCGCGAACGCGAACGCGGACCGGGCCGGCGGGATGTTCGGCCGTGGCGCGATCATCTGGGGCGACGGCGACCCCGTCCCCTCGGGCCGCTCCGACGAGATCGTCATCGGCGGCAAGATCCTCATGGTGCAGAGCCGCATCGACAAGTCTGACCTCATGTCGTGGTCGAGCCACGTCTACCTCGGCGCGTCCAAGGGCATCGACCTCTGCGGCGTGAGCATCATCACCGACGCCTGATCTGCCTGATGAGCCGAGGACCTGGGAATGGGTCCTCGGCTCATGTCTCTGATCTGCACACCCTCCAATCTCCTGGAGCCCCCATGGCCCGCCCCACCAAGGGATTCGTCGAGACGCCCCCCGTTGCCCCACCCTCGCGCCATGATGAGGCCGCCGACTACGACGCCGTGCCTCTCGACGCGGCGCAGGCAGCGCGCACCGCCCCCCCTCCGACTCTGGATCCCAGCCCTCCGTTCCTCCTGACCCATCACGCCCACCGGTGGACGGTCATGGGTGGCAAGGTCATCCCATGCTTCGCACGCATCCCCATGATGCGCGGGGTCAACGGCGTCACGCAGGATCGCACGACAGGTCAGTGGCGCTATGGTGATGCCAAGATCGCGGCCGAGCAGGCGCACCGCAGGATCATCCCGACGGACGCGGTCCCACCGCACCATCTCCGCCCCGGCGAGGCCCCTTCCTACCTGGTCAAGCCGAAGGGCACGGCCGCCCACGTTCTCCGCTACGTGCGGACGTTCCCGGGTGACTCCGTCACCGAGGTCGACGTGCCTCGCTACGTCGAGTGGTGCGAGTGGCTCGTGGCCAACGGCTACGTCGATCCGTGCCCGATGCACGAATTGCGGAAGATGCTGACGCGCGCGGAGAAGGCGCGCGACGCCGCCGCCGACAAAGCGCAGAAGGTGCCCAGCGCGGCCGGGATGGTCAAGCACCATCAGGCCGTGGTGGACGCCATCGAGGCCGAGATCTCGCGTCGAGAGGAAGAGGCGCGAGCCTCTGTCACCCCATCCGAGTCGGACTCGGTCGCGCTCTGACCGCCCCCGGTAGGGCGGTCTGTTCCTACCTGATCCTGACAGCCAACAGAGGATCCCAAGATGCCGCTCTACACTCGCTTTCGTAAGAACGTCCTCGCCCTTGCGGGCCTCACCGCTGACACCATCGACGAGTGCACCTCGGCGGCCGGAGTCACCATCGACAGCCTGCTCATCAAGGATGGCCAGGTGCAGGGGACCAACGTCTCGGATCCAGGCAACGCTGGCGCGATCCCGGTCACTCGCTCAGGATCTGTCGCCATCGTGACGGCCGGCGCTGAGACCCGCACGCTGGCGATCCCGGCCGCGATCACCCAGATCCTGACGCTCTACTTCAAGACGGACGGCGGGGACTGCGTCGTCACGGTCGCGGCCGCGATCAACGCCGCCGGAAACAACACCATCACCCTGAACGATGCTGGCGACTCGATCACCCTGCGCGGCATCCACAACGGGACCGCGCTCGCGTGGCGCGTGATGGTCAACGACGGCTGCACCCTCTCGACCGTCTGATCCCCTCTCGTGCCCGCCGCTTCCCGGGGCGCCGGGGGGCTCCCCCCGGACCAGGCGGCGGGCACATCTCCTCTCTGCACGTAGACCCAGGGTGACTCGTGTCTGCATCTGAGACGCTGTACAGCGCCCGCTTCCTCGGCCCCGAGACCATCGAGCGGGCCAGGACGCAGACGTTGACCTGCCCCGTGTATTGGGGCGGTGGCCTCGTCGCCCCGTCGAGCGGCACCGTCACGATCTACGACGCGAGCGGGTCTGCGATCGTCTCCGCAGCAGCTGTGACCATCACCAGCTCAGTAGCGACCTACAGCCTGTCGTCCGCCTCCATCCCGGCGACCCTGACCCTGGGCGATGGCTGGCTCGTCGAATGGGCGCTCACGATCTCGGGGATCGTCCACACCTTCAGGACGGACGCGGCCCTCTGCTACAGGCGTCTGTACCCAGTCGTCACCGACGCGGACCTGCTGCGCAGGCACACGGATCTCTCCGCGCTCAAGCCCAGCACGGAGACGTCCTATCAGGACTACCTCGACGAGGCTTGGGCTCAGATCTGTGCCCGGCTCGTCTCTCAGGGTCGGAGGCCCTGGCTCATCCTTTCGCCCTCTGACCTGCGCGAAGCACAGATGACCCGGACGCTGGGCCTCATCTTCCGCGACTTCGCCAGCTCGATGGGCGAGGGGAAGTACAGCCAGATGGCCGACTACTACGATCAGGCATACGAGCAGGCATGGCGCAACCTGAACTTCCGCTATGCGGAAGACGAGGCAGCCACGAGCACCAGCTCGACGAGACGGCGGTCGGCTGTCTCGCAGGTCTGGCTCTGCGGGAGAGGCTGAGCGATGGCGAAGACCTACGCGCAGCTACGGCAGATGATCCGGGATCGCGTCCTGGGCTTGCCCGGATGGACGGAGTCCTCCGTCCCTTACGACAGGTTCGGGGCGGATCCCGCTTCCGTGGGGCACCTGCGATTCGCTGTCGGCATCCCCGAGAGCCAGGACCTCCGCGACATCCGGCAGAAGAGCGCCGAGGGCGCCCGCGTCGCCACGGAGGCCCGGATCATCTTCGCAGCTCGGCTCCCCCCGAAGGACCAGCTCTCCGGCTACGACGCCGCCCTCGGCGCGGAGCTCGACCTGATCCAGCGGCTCACCGCCGTCGAGACGGACGCCTCCTGGCCTGGCGAGGTCAAGGTTTGGTACGCGGGCTCCGAGCGCGCCGTCTCCGATTCTGGCGAATGGATGACCATCACGGTCGTCCTCTCCTGCAAGCACCTGCTCCCGCTCTCCTGACGCCCGGTAGGGCGACGACGAGGACTCCAACATGGCCATCTCCGGCGTGCACCATAACTTCCGCGACGGCACCCTGACGCTCTCCGACGCGACGGGCACCCCCATCACGGCGACGATCCAGTACGAGGCGGGCGACTTGAACATCTCCGGCTTGAAGGAAGGGATGGCCGCCTACACCGGCTATCCGGATCGCGGAAAGCCGGGCGGGGCCGGGAGCTACCGGAAGACCACCTGGGAGCCCGCGACCTTCTCCTTCTCGTGCCACATGACCGATCTCACGGATGCCACGGAGAAGACTGTCCTCGATGCTGCGATGAAGACTGGGGCGTTTGCCTCTGGCGTCTCGACGCTCGGGGCGAACGCTGACCTGTGGACGCTGAAGCTCGTCTGGACCGTCGAGTCGAGCAGCTACGGCGACGTGGCCGACCACGTCTACCGCCAGGCGTATGTCCGCATCACGGACATCAGCATCTCCGAGGGCGATCCGAACACCTTCAGCATCTCGGGCGACATCCTGTGCAAGGACACCGAGACTGACGGCTACCTGTTCGCCTCGACCTGATCTGATCCTCTCGACACGTAGGAGCCCCCCCATGTCCGAACAGGCGCAGAGCGCCCTCATCGAAAGTGTGCCCACCCTGCGCGCCGCTCTCGACGCCCTGGAGATCGCGCCAGGCGTCAAGTTGGCCCCGATCAGCAGCTTCGCCGTGCAGGCAGACCTCGTGCCCGCCATGGACTTCGAGGCGCCCGGCCGGATCTTCCGCGTCGGGGCGGCCGCCGTCGGGCTCGCCTGGCGCGGCCCCGGCAAGCCGAAGGCGAAGTACGATTCCGACCCCGTCTCCTACGGCGGGGCGGTGCTCGACGATCTCGTCGCCCGGGGCATCCCCCTCGACCAGATCGTGCAGGCGGGCACCCTCCTGCTCATGCTCGCCGCGGCCGACTTCACGAAGACCGCCTCGGTCCTGTCGAAGGCCAAGGAGGCCGCGGTTTTTACCGCTCTGTCGCGGGCTCCCTAGACGCCCTCTACCTCGCGACAGATCAGGCATGGGGGAAGGACCCGGGCTGGAGCCAGGCTCTCGACGAGGAGACGCAATCTCGGCTCCTCGGCTATCAGCTCGCGCATCCGAGCACGAGCACGCTGCTCTCCGCCATGCTCGGCGGAGGCAATCCTGAGCAGAAGAAGCCGAAAAGGGGCCGGTCGCTGTTCTCGCAGCCGTCTCTGCATCAGCTCGCTGGACAGGCCAAACCCGGAGACGGGGTGGGCCTAGCCGCCCACCGCTTGCTCAAGCAGCTGAGCAGGGACCGGCGAGGCGGCTCCGAGGGCTGATCCGGTAGGGCGGGGACGAGGACGACCATGGCCGGATTCCGATACAGGGCGGGTGCTGGATCTGTCACGATCGGCCCCGAGCTGGAGCAGGCTCTAGACCGAATCGCGGGCGGGGCCTTCCGCGCCGCGCGAGAGGGCCTCGCCGCGAAGCTCGACCCCATCGCACAGCGTGCAGAGTCGGAGTGGTACACGCAGGTCAAGCGCAGGACCGGAAAGTCCGGCCAGTGGGCTTCCGTCGTCGAGGTCTCCGACACGCAGGTCCGCGGCTACGTCGAGTCGCTCGACACACGCAAAGACAAGAAGGGCCGTCCCGCCTGGGTCTTCGTCCGTCGCCCGAAGGCGATCTCGGTCGTCGAGCTCAAGGTAGACGACGCTGAGTACGCGGAGGTCATGGCCGAGTACCGGGCAACCGGGAAGCTCCCGCCCAACTACGAGGGTTGGAAGCGGGCGGACGGCTTGATCTCCAACCTGCAACGGATCGCCCGGAATCCCCTCGCCGATGACGGGGGCAGCCCCGCGCAGGACCTGGTCATCCGGCCCACGAGGGCCGCGGCGAAGGAGCTTGTCAAGACCATCGGCCCCGCCATCGCGAAGCTCGGAGGCCGATGATGGCCGCGAACAGCATCCCTATCAGCATCGACCTCCAGCTCGCGGGGCTCAAGGAGCAGCTCGCGAGCATCCCGGGCCTGACCGCCGACGCCGCCACGAAGATGCTCAAGGAGGTCGTTTCCGCCGCGAAGGCGGCGGAGAAGGCGTCCAAGGCGAGCATGGAGGCGCTCAGGAAGGCGGCGACGTCTGCCACGGACGAGGCCGCCGACGCGGCCCGATCCGTCGAGGGCATCGCGGACGCCTCGGGCGACGCCGGCAGCGCAGCCGGGCGCCTGGCCGGTGCGTTCTCCATGATCTCGCCTGGCGCAGGAGAGGCTGCCCGATCCGTCGCTGACCTGGCAGACGTGGCGGAGGTGGCCGCGCAGGCCCTCATGGGCGTCGGGAAGACCGGGTTCGCAGGGCTCCTGACGACGTTGGGCCCTCTGGCCATCGCCATCGGCGTCGCGACCGCCGCTTTCGCCGCGTACCAGGCTGAGACGGAGGCCGCCAAGGAGGCCACGGAGGCGGCCAAGGAGGCCGCCGAGAACGCGGCGACCGCCTACAGCTCGATGACTGACGCCCTGTTCAGGGCGACGGTGCGGCAGAAGGAGCTGCGGGGCGAGCTCACAGCCTCGCAGGCGGCGGCGGCCCTCGCCGGCCAGGACGTCGCGAAGGAGTTCCTTCCGCCCATCACGGAGGCCGCACAGCGGCTCGAAGTGCTGAAGGGCGAGGCGGTGAAGCTAGAGCAGCAGCTCGGCTCAGGAGGGCTCGGGACGGGGCCTCTCCGGGCGAAGCTGGAGGAGGCGCAGCAGGCGGTCGAGGACCAGCGCGCGGAGGTCGCCCGCCTGTCGGCGCAGTACACCACCCTGTACGACGTGACCGTCTCCAACACCACCGCGACGGAAGCCATAAGGGACACGACGAGAGGTG